AAGCAGCAGCAGGCGGCATCCAGCAAGCAGGTATGGGTGCGGCACAAGGCATGAACTATAGGCCAATGGCAATTACTGCCCCAACTCAAGCTGGGTTAGAGCAGTACACCAACCCGTATGAGACTCAAGTGGTTAACCAATCACTAGCAGACCTAGAGCGTAGCCGATTAATGGCCCAGAACGTAGGTGGCGCACAGGCAAGCGCAGCTAACGCATATGGTGGCTCACGGCAGGGCATTGCAGAAGCAGAGACTAATCGGGCCTTTGCAGATCAAGCAGCCCGTACCGCGTCAGGATTGCGCCAGACAGGCTATCAGAACGCGCAGCAAATGGAACGTCAGGCCCAGATGCAGAACCAATCAGCAGGCTTATCAGGCGAACAACAGCGCATGGCAGCAGGTCAGCAGTTAGGTAGCTTATCTAATCTAGGCTTTGGTATGGGACAGACTATTCAAGGGCGCATGGATCAACAGGGTGCAATGCAACAAGCACTACAGCAGCAGTTGATTAATGCAGGTAAACAGCAGTACGCTGGCTACACTGGCGCACCAGCACAGTCGTTACAGTATTTGTTACAGGCCGTTGGTGGCGCACCAGCTTCTGGTCAATCATCAGAAACTTATGAAGCAGGTTTGTTTGATTACCTAACAGCAGGCGCACAGGCATACGCTACTAATCCGTTAGCGATAGGTAAAGCACTTGGCTTTGGAGTTTAATATGGGCTTATTAGATAACATAAGAGAATTAGATTCTGGCTCAAGATTTGCTCCAGCAAGACCAATTGCTCCAGCAATACCAGTTAATAATAACTTTGCAGGCTTGCCAGTTAATAATCCACAAGCACCACAAGGTATGTCAGCAGATGACAAAAGCGCATTAGCGTTAAGCTTGGCTGGTAGCTTTGCAGGCATGAGTGGCAATCCTAACACCAACAGCATCATGGCTGGTATTGCAGGTCAGCAAGAGGCTTTACAGGGCAGGCGAGATAAGCAAGCCGAGTTAGAGCGTAGTGGATTGCAAAATGCAAGCATGATGGCTGCAATGAGGGCGGCTGGTATAGATGACAATCTTTTGGCTATAGCTAAAAACAACCCAGAATTGCTTAAAAGCATTATGAAAAGCTATACAGATTCTAAGTTAAACCCAAATAAGGAATTTTCTAAGAAATATTCTACGCCTAGAATAGATCAAACTACTGGAAAATATTTTGTTATTGTTAGTGACCCTAATAATAATACTGTAGAGCAGATTGAAGTTAGTGGTGCTACAGGTCTTACAGATCAACAAAAACTAACAATGGATAGCAACGAATCCATTCGACAGCAAGATATTTCCAAAGCTCAAGAAGTTGGACAACAGGCATTTGGTCAAATGGAATCTATGCAGGTTGTTGTTAGGGAACTAAGTACAGCCAGACGGTTAATTATAGAAGAAGGTGCTAGTGCAGGCATTATGCAAAAGTATATACCATCATTTGATGCAGCTACTTCTGAGTTTAGGGCAATAGCTAACCGTCTTGGTATAGAGGTTATTAACTCTGCTACCTTTGGCGCATTAAGTGAAAAAGAGTTAGAACTAGCCCTTTCAACGGGTTTTCCAGTAGACTTGTCAGGTGATGAGTTAATAAAATGGATAGATGGAAAAATAGCAGCTCAAACTAAAATGTCTCAGGCTCTTTACAATAAGGCTCGTAGCTTAACATCTGGAATTACATACTCATCATTTATACAGGATCATGGCAGAAAAGATGATGATAAAGGTGAGAATTTAACTCCTGCTCAAAAAGAATTGAAGCGAAGAGGTTTGCCATACTAATGAAGTCATTTAGCGATTTAACAGATGCTCAATTAACTGCTTACAATAAGGGTGATTTATCTGGTTTTACAGATGATGAATTAACTTCTATAGCAGGATTTGAATCTGCTGATAAAGCGCAACCTAAAGCAGTTGTTGATAATGGCATTGGAAGTGTTATCAAAGAAACCAAAGAGGGTGGTAAGTTTTATCGCCTTGGTGCTGGTAAGGTTGGGTATTCATCAACAGGTTACAGCACAACAAACCAAGAAGAAGTTAAAAGATTGTTATCTGAAATGGCTAGTGAAGACTTTATCCAGCCAACCGAACAGGCAATGACTCAGCAGCGTCAGGACATTATTAGTCAAGCACCTTTAGCTGCCAGAGGATTAAAGTTTAGTGAAGGCACTATTGGAGTAGGTTCTTATATTGACGAAGCAGCAGAATCCATTGATCCACAGTTAGGAGCAAAAACACGCGCTGTATCAGCAGCTATGGATGAAGAAAATCCAATAGAAAGTATGCTGCTTCAGACTGCTGGCGCAGTAGTAACAGCCTTGCCTGTAGGTATGCTTGCTGTAGGCTCTAGGCTAACAGGCGCAGCAGACTTTGTAGCAACCAACCTAACTAGGGGCCAGAGAATGCTTAGTGGCCTTCTTAAAGGCGTACCATTAGCCACGGCTGAAGGTGGTATCTACGGGTATGGTGAGGGCAAGGATGGCACAAGACAAAAAACAGCCAAAACAGGTGCAATGTTTGGCTTAGTTCCTTCTGCTGGATTAGCACTTGGTGGGCCTGTACTACAAGACTTTATAAAGCGAGTTAGGGAAGCTGACACTGGATTTATTGCAAATATTTTTGAAATATCCACAGATGCAGCTAGGCTGGTTAAGGATGCCTTTTCTAGCGGTGCTAGTTTAGACGATGCAGTCGCTCGTATCCGTTCAGCAGGCGATCAGGGCATGATTGCAGACGCAGGTACAGCAGCAGATCATTTACTTGATGCAGCAGCAGCGACTACCCCAGCGGCTTCAGAGGCAACACAGCAGGTTGTAGGTAATAGGGCAGCAGCAGCCAGTAGAAGTATTACTGAAACGATGGATGAGACTCTTGGCGTAACGCCAACAGGAAACAAAGAAGCGTTTAAAGAAATATCTCAGAAATCAGCCGCAGATAGAAGTGATGCTTATAAAACGGCTTATGGTAAAGCGGTTGATTACTCAAGTGCAGCAGGCATGAAGATTGAGGAAGTATTATCTAGGATAAATCCTAAAGCATTGCAGAATGCTATTTCAGAAGCTAATGATGATATGTTAGCAGACGGGGTTAGTAATCCTCAGATAATGGCTATCATTGGAGAAAATGGCAAGGTGTCATTTAAAGAAATGCCTAATGTGCAGCAGCTTGATTACATGAAACGCGCATTAAATGCTATGGCTGATGATCTTACAGACCCATTGACAGGCTCTGTTCAAAGCAGCGGTAGAAGGTTTATTAAACTTTCCAAAGAGTTACGGGCGGCTATTGGTGATGCGGTTCCAGAGTATAATGTTGCCGTTAAGCTGGGCGGTGATAAGATTTTAGAAGATAACGCATTAAAGCTTGGTGGCGTATTATTAGACAAGAAAACCAAGCGTGAAACTGTAGAGTATTTAGCAAAAGCTTCAGTAGATGAAAGGGCAGCAGCCTCACAGGGTGTAAGAAACCAAATAGAAAACACTTTGGCTGATGTGCAGGCTAGTTTGGCAACCCCAGATGTAGACATTAAAGAGTCTCAGAAGTTATTAGCAAACTTGTCATCACGCGCTAATTTAGAAAAACTTGCTTTTATTATTGGCCCTAAAGGTGTGGCTGATATGATGGAAAAGCTAGAGATGGTTAGACGCGCACTTACTTTACAGCAGGCAGTTGCAAAGAATAGTGCTACAGCAGGAAGGCAGTCGCTTCAAAGAATAGGTGATGCTGCATTAAATGCAGGGCCAAAGAATGTCGCTATGAAAGGAAAACCATTGGCAGCAATGCAAGAAACCATAATGTTAGCTTTAGGAACTGATGCCAAGAGTCAGGCTGCAAGATCATCTGCCATGTTTGGTGATGTTATAAAGGCTTTGACTAATATGCGAGGTGAAGAGGCGGTTAAAGCATTAGAGTTAATGACTAAGGTAATAAACAAACAAATCCAGATAACTGACAAAGATGCTGATAACATAGCAAGATTGATTTTATCCCAAGCACCAGCTACAGCCGTGATTTCTGGTCGCCAGCTTAACGAGGACAACTAATGCCACAAATGTCAAAAGATGAAATTCAAGGCGCAATTACAGACGCTATTCAATCTGCCATTGATTACGTTGACAGCGACATAGCAGGCCAGCGTGAACGCGCTCAGAGCTACTTTGACGGCAATGTAGACTTAGAGCATGAAGAGGGTCGCTCACGGGTAGTTTCTACTAAAGTTCGTGATGTGGTGCGTGGTGCTAAACCAAGCCTTATGCGAATCTTTATGTCTAACGATAAGTTCGTTGAGTTTGTGCCAAAAGGCCCAGAAGACGTTCAAAATGCAGAGCAGGCTACAGCTTACTGCCACTGGGTATTCAACAAAGTGGGTGGATATAACGTACTTAGTAACGCTATACATGATTCTTTAGTTAAAAAAGTAGGTCTGGTTAAGGTCTGGTGGAATACTGAGACTATTGCCAAATCCTACACTTACGAAAACCTGTCAGATGAAGAAGTTCAAGTGCTGGTCAGTAAAGAAGGCGTAGAGGTTGTTGAGCATAGCCAAGAAATTGAAATGGAGATGGACGAATTTGGCTTAGACATTGAGCGTAACGTCCACAGTATGGTCATTTCTCACAAGTATGAAGAGGGGGAAATGGTCATTGAAGGCATCCCACCCGAAGAATTTTTCATTGACGGATCTGCTAAATCCATTGATGACGCTTACATCTGCTGTCATCGTAGTGAGAAACGCGCTGGCGATCTAGTCGCTATGGGCATTGATCAAGATGTTGTTGACAGCCTAAACGGATCAGATACTGACTCCTTAATGGGTAATTTAGAAAACATACAGCGTTTCGGCCCATCTATTCAAGATGACAACGAAGTGGATAATGACCCGTCCATGAGGCTAGTTTTGGTAACAGAAGCCTATCTGCGATTTGACTCTGAGGGTGACGGCATACCTACTTTGCACAAGTTCTTATGCGGTGGTACTGACTACCAAGTGCTTGAGATGGAGCCGTGGGATAAAGCACCATTTGCTGATTTCCAAGTTGACCCAGAGCCACACGCATTTTATGGTCGTTCTTTAGCAGAACTAGTGTTACACGATCAAGACACAGCGACTAGCGTACTGCGTGGAATCTTAGACAACGTAGCCCTAACAAACTCACCCCGTCTAGAAGTTATCGAAGATAGCGTAGAGATGGATGACGTTCTAAATAACGAAGTGGGTGCTATTATTCGCAGTGAGCAAATTGGCTCTGTTAATCCATTAACGGTTCCATTTGTCGCAGGGGCTACACTACCAGCCCTTCAATACTTAGACATGCTGGTTGAAGAGAAGACAGGCATTAGTAAAATGTCTATGGGCGTTAACGCTGATATGCTTCAAAATACGTCTGCTACTGCGGCTGCACTAACGGCTCAAGCTGGTGCTGGGCAGGTCGAGGTAATGGCGAGAAACCTTGCTGAAGGCACTAAGAAGCTATTTCAACTCATGCTACACGTTGCCATTCAAAACTCACCAGACGATCAGATGATGCGTTTAAACGGGCAATTTGTACCTGTCGATCCAGCAGTGTGGGACGCATCTATGGACATGTCTATAAACGTGGGGCTAGGCACTGGTCAGGAGGATGCTAAAGCAGCCGCATTGATGCAGACGTTCCAGACACAGCAGCAGATTTGGCAGACCTACGGGCCTAAGAACGGTTTAGTCTCAATGACACAGATGCGTAACACGTTAGCAGACACATTGGCCTTGAGTGGGTTTAAGAATGTTGACCGATATTATGCACCAATGACCGTAGAGATTGAGCAGCAGCTAATGGCTGAGATGGCTCAAGAAGCAGAAGCGGCTCAACAGGCGGCATTAGAGCAAGGTCAGCAGGGCGATCCAATGGCGCAGGCACTAATCCAAGCAGAGCAGATTAAGGCACAGGCCAGTATGCAGGGCCAGCAGATGAAGTTGCAGGGCAAGATGCAAGG